TCTGAATTGATTAAATTTATAATTAATACTTTTATGGATAAGTATATGGAGATAGCAAATTCAATATCAAATATAAAATATTATAATAATTTTAGTGAAGATAGATTTGTATTACAATTTACAAAAATAGTTGATTTAGCAAATGCATTGTATGATTACAAACCAAGTAAAAAAATGCTTAAAATTATTAAAGAAAATATTTGGGATAGATATTTTGATAAAGATAAAGGTTATCAAGTAGGAATACCTTGTTGGTCAAAATTATTCTTAGAATCTTATGTAGAATATGAGTATAAACCTTATCATAAATTTGGTGCTTCCAATATAACTAGAAGTCTGAAAAAAACATTTCATGAAAGGTTTTTTGGATTTAATAGAGGAATAGATTATAAATTAAATAAAATAAAAATTTATAATTCTGATAAACATTTTAGATATATAAGATGTCATAATTCTATTGAAGATAAAAAAGTTATCGATATAGATACTAATATTAAATCTTTTCTATATAATTCAGACCAATTTGTTCCAGCTAGTTATAAAAAAGATACTTGTGGAGATAAAAGAATATCAATGGAATATTATAATGATTATGTAAATGATATGTTTGATGAGGTTTATAAAGTATTTATTGAAACTATAATTGAGAAGTTAAATAAACAAGAATTAGTAAAAATAAGAAGAGCATTAACATCTTTATATACAATTAAAGAATGTTCTATTGTAAATATAAATCAAAAATTATTTTATGATATATTTAATAATACTGAAATTAAAGTCAGTGTTAAGAAAATAGTTATGAAGAATGAATTTGGCTCTTAATTTAAATTAGTTATACTCCCTTAAAAGAGTATAACTAATTTTTTTTATAAAAAAAGTTTTAAGTATATATAATTAATCTGAATTTAATTATTATATTAAATTACATTATATCATATTAAATGAAAGGAAGTGCGTATTCTATGGAATACAACAAGGTAGTCAAGAGGGTAATGACAGTAGTCAAGTGCAAAAGAGGTTGCTATATTGAAGGACCTGCAGGTATAGGAAAATCTGCAATGATTCACAATATTGCAGATATGTTAGAAGAGGAAACTGGTATTAAATATCAGGTAGTAACAATCTTTGGTTCTCTTCTTAAGGAAGGAGAAATAGGTGGAATTCCTACTCCTTATGAAGAGGATGGTATAATGCTTAGTAAGTATACTAGACATTATAAGATGAATGATATCATAAAGGCTGATGAAAAAGGAATTCCGTCTATTTTGTTTATTGACGAATTAAATAGATGTGAAAATGCAGTTCAGCAGGAATTAATGCAGATAATTCTTGATAGAAGAATTAATGATGTATTCCTTCCTGATTCAACAGTTATCATAATGGCAGGTAACCCTGCAGTAGATGATAATGATGATTATCAGGTTACAGAAATGAATGCAGCTTTAAAGAATAGATTTTTCAAATTCGTTCTTGAAGCAAATGCTAATGATTGGATACAGTGGGCTATTGATAAAGATACTCACTTTATTCATCCTCATATAGTAGCATTTATAGCAGAATATCCTGAAGCATTACACAATCCTGCTTCATCAGATGATGTAAAGCCTACACCTAGAGGTTGGGAAATGTTTTCGGACGTATATACTTCAGTTGTAGGAAAGAGTGATGATACGTCTAATATCAACAGTGAGAATATTGTAGAGATTCTTGAACTTGCTTCAGCAATAGTAGGATATACTGTAGCTAATCAGTTTACTAACTTTGTTAGTGATAATGCAAGGCCATTTATTAAGCCTATTGACATACTTAATATGTCTATAGATAGTACAGAGTATCAGTCTAAGCTCACTGAATTTGCTAATGATTCTTATATCAGAAAGTATATAGTGATTCAGAGATTTAGTGAGTTAATGCAGTCTCTTATTGAAAAGGGCAAGATGAAGAAGGGTAAGAAATCAGATGAAGCATTTGAAAAGTATACTCAGTTCTACATGGCATTGCCTGAAGATATGAAGATTTCTATTATGAGAATGATGGGTCAAAAGATGGATAAACTCTTTGGTCTCTTTTTAGATAAGAGAGATGATATCGTTAATCAGTATTTTGAGACTGCAGAAAAAGTAAAAGACGTAGACAATAATTAAAGAAGGAGGCAATGCGAATGGCTATTAAAAAGCCAAAGTCTTTAGGTAAAAAGAATAATCATATTTTAAAAAATGTGATTGATACTAAAGACAAAAGCCTTTCTGAAATAAGAAAGCTATGGGAACAGTGTGTTGAGAATGGTTCTCCAGAGAACCTTCTCAAAACATATTTTACTAAGTATTTCGAGTTATTAGTGTTTAGTTTGTCTTCCAGTGTAGATATTTCTGACGATCAGTTATATGGTTATTTTCTCTTGAACTGTTCAAGAAAAATTGATACAAGTTGTACGAAGCCAGTGGATAGTCATATAACTTATCAAAAAATGGAAGTTATATTTAATCCTATACTGTTAAGAAAATACACTAATAGACAGATTAAGAATTTTGTAATTCTTGAACTTCTTCATATAATGAATTTACACGAACTTAGAAAATCTGAGTATATTAATGTAGATAACATTATATATCATGTTTCATGTTGTTTGACTGTCTCTCATATAATGAGAGAACATTTTATGTTACCAAACTTAATAACATGTAAAATGATGAAAGAGAAGTTTAATATTGATTTAGATGAGAATCAAAAGCTTGATTATTATATAAAAAAGCTTAATGATAATAAAGATGTTAAAGACTTCTTTAATAATTCTCACAATCAAATACAAAATGGTCTTAATAACTTGAATCATAATAATTCAGGTTCTGGAAATTCTAGTGGTCAAAATCAGGGTAATTCGCAAAGTAGTTCAGGCTCTGGAAATTCTAATAACCAAAGTCAGGGTAATTCGCAAAGTAGTTCAGGGTCTGGAAATTCTAATGGTCAGAATCAAGGTTCTAATCAACAAGCATCTTCTTCTCAAAATAAACCACAGTCTAGAGAAGATTTGTTAAATCAGTTAGATTCTCTTGCAGACAATTCACAAGGATTTTCAGATAATTGGGATTCTAATCCTTCTAAATCTTTACAGAATAATATGAAGGAAAAGATGTCAAATTTAATTGAAACTACAATGAAATCTACAGGAATAAATCCAGGTCATCTTACAGAATTAATTAAAGCATTAAGACAAAAACCAATTATTAACTGGCAGAAACAGTTAAAGCATATGAAGGGGTCAGTAAAAGTTCCTTATAAGAAAACTTTGTTAAGAAGACCAAGAAGATGTCCTGATAGGTATGATATCAAAGGAAGAATTTCTGATAGGCGAGTAAAAGTACTTGTTGCTATTGATACATCAGGATCAATGGGTAAAAAGGAATTAGAATTTATCTTTAATGAGATATTTTCTATTCTATCAACTGTGAAATTTGAATTAACAGTAATTGAATGTGATGCTGAAATAAATTATATTTATGAAGCAAAAAGTATCAAAGATATTAATTTCAAAATTCATGGTAGAGGAGGAACATCATTTATACCAGTATTTAAATGGTTAAAAAATGATTGTAAAACTTCTAAGTATCCTGATTTAATAATTTACTTTACTGATGGATATGGAGATAGAACTATTCCAGAAAATCTAAGACCAAAAGCAGGTACTCAATTAATGTGGGTATTAACTGGAACTCGTGATCAGTTATCAGTTCAGAATCCATTTACTAAAAATATAAAACAACTGAATATCTATAATAACAATTAATAATTATGAGTGTAGTAATAACTTACTACACTCATTTTTTTTTTTTGTATTTTATAAGAAAAATCTATGTACCGAAACATTTTATTAAATAATCTTATAGAAAGAAGATGATAATACTATGAAATTAGATATTGTTGATTTAAATCGATTTATAAGAGTAAATAATTTAAAGGAAGTAACTAATCCTAATACATTTGAACAAGGATATTTTCCTACTGATGATGGAATATTATCATATAAAATATTTGGTTTATCAGGTAGTTATGATAGAAGTACTATATTTGCTTATATTGATTTAAAAAAACATTTTCTTCATCCATTAATATATAAGAATTTAAAAACAATGAATAGAAAAATTACTGGTTTAATATCGGGTGAAAAATACTTCTCAATTACTGGTGATGGTCAATTAATAGAAGATAATGAAAATGGAAATACTGGTATTGAATGGTTATATAATAATTGGGAGAAAATAAAATGGAAAAAGACAAATAGTTATACTCATGATGCAAGTATAACTCTTTTAACTCAATTAAAAAAATCAGAAATATTTGTAGACAAATGGATAGTGCTGCCAGCAGCCCACAGAGACGTCAATTTAAATGATATTAAAACAGGTAAAGTTTCACAAGATAAATTAAATGATTTTTATAATCAATTAATATTATTATCACAATCAGTTAATGATGATTTTGATTTTATGAGTTATTTAACTGAGAATAAAATTCAAATGAAACTAGTAGACATATTTGAATATCTTATAAGCTATGTTGGTGGTGGTAAAGTAAATTCTCTTAATGTAACAAGAGAAGGAAAAAAACAGTTAATACAACATGACCTCTTGGGTAAACAGTCTTGCTCAAGTAAAACTCTATTAATTGTCTGGAAACCCCTTAGAGCCTTATAAACTACAAAGTAACTAGTAATAGTAGGCTTGAATGTTTAAAAATTATAAGGATTGGGCAATCAGCAGCTATTTTAAATGATTATTTAATTTAGTTCAGAGACTATCGAAAGCATAGTATAGAAGAAATATCTATATAAAGAAGCGAGTAGAGTACGCTATAAGATATTATAGTGGAAATGTAGAGCATTATAATTATGGTAATAGTAATTATAATGAAGATATAGTCCAATTATATATGAAAATATATAAATAAAAAAAATGAAGACAGTTGATTATGCTACTAGAAGTGTTATATCTGCAGTTAGAATTAATTCTAATAAACCTTCAGAACAGTTAGTTAAGTTTGGTTATACTGGAATTCCTTTATCACATTTATGTAATTTATTTTATCCATTTTTTGTATACGAAATTAAATCATGGGCAGAAGAATTATTTACAACAGTAACTAAATTTAAATATTTAAATACTAAAACTGGTAAAGAAGAATTAGTTGAATTATATCATCCTATGGATTCTTTTACTCCAGAAAAAATTAAAAAGATGTTAAGTCTTTATATTAAATCCCCTGAAAATCGTACTGACTTAATATATATACAAGGTATTAGTAATAAAACTGGAAAACCTTTTGATATATCATTAGATGTATTTCAAAATGAATTAAGAAGACCATTTACATTATTAGATTTAATTTATATAGTTGCTAATAGGGTATGTGAAGATAAACATGTTTATGTTACTCGATACCCTGTAAATAACTATCAGAATATATATCCTTCTAGAATAAAAATTATTTCTACCTATCAAACATGTAAAATGGAATTAGCAAATAAATATTTTGATAATTATCCTTATATTTTATATGATAGACCTAATACCAAATTTAATAGAGTTCAGTATATTGATACTGTATTACCACATCACAGCTATCTAAAAGCACTTGGTGGAGAAAACTAACGAAAACTCCCTTACATTGGTGACAATGTAAGCAAACCTCATGAATTGCTTGTAAATTCCTAAAGATAAGTAAACTACAAAGTAATCTGTAAAGATAAACTTGATAGTTATCGAAAGATAGAAAAAATTACTTATATAGTATATGGTGAAAATCTAAGTACTAATTATAATGGATAATCTAGCAGCGAAGATTATAAATATTTATAATAACGTTCAGAGACTATCGAAAACACATAGAAATATGGAAGTGAGTAGAGTAGAATATTAATAATAATATTCGAAGGATGAGGGTTCTTTAATAATAAAATTAAAGAATATGATATAGTCCTGTTTATTAATCTCTATCGAAAGATAAAAGAGAGTTTTAATAAATTTTAAACAGATTATGATGGTGATACGGTATCTATAAGGGGGGTATATACACAAGAGGCAAATATGGAGTGTGAAAGGTTTATAAATTCATATAAAATGTTATCTGATGTTAATGGTGATTCTAGTAGAACATTAGGTAAAGAAAGTATAGTAGCACTCTATACAATGACTAAAGAGTAATTTTTTTTGTATCTTTATATATTATAAATTTATATAATATATTTGCTAATATGAAACTTTAAAACTTAAGACTTAAAAAAGGATGTTTAATACATAGGAAGTTATAATTGTAAATTGTTTTAAATTTACAATACTTATATTCTTATCTTAATTATTGATGTTGTTGAAGCTTTAATGGCTTCCACACAATAATTAAGATGATATACTTTTATTGTATATCATCTTAGAACATTCTAAAGGAGATAAATAATGGTTACGTTTGTTATTATTGGTTTAGGTTTATTATGGATGGTTATTTTTATGTCTATAACACATAAAACAGAACTTCAAATTTTGTATTTTTGCATTAAAGAAGATGGTATAGTAAAGGGAATAATGTCAAAAAAACTATTAATGCATAGTTTGTCAATTGATACAAAGATTTTTAATAATCAACTTCAATATCATACTTATAAGGATTTTATATCATCAAAAGGTGGAAAAGTATTAGTTGAAATGGTGTTAAATGAAAAAGGAAGTTTTAATGGATAATAGTAATGTATTTGCTCGTTTTGATGGATATCAAGAATTGTTCAATAAGTTTGAGTCTTATATTGTTGAAGATAGATATATTTTTTTTTTTAATAAATTGAAAGGAATGAATTTAGTGGATGATATTGAGAAAAAACAAGATTTAATTAAAATTGTAGATGACACTGAATTATTTGTAGATGAATTTAAAGAATTAGATAATGAATTATCTAATATAAATGATTTATATGATGAAATTAAAACTCATTTTGATCAAATAAAAAATTTACCTACAAAAGGTTCTTTAACATTTATAGAAAAACAAACTACTAATTTAATAAATCTTAAGTCTGCAAAATTAAATATTTTAAAGGAAAAAATTAATGCGAAAAGATCATTAGTAGATTTAAGTTTAAAGGCAAAATCTATTTCAAATAAAGAAATGCAAAACAATACTAATAATGATACTACTGAAATGTTATCTACTTTAATAAAAGAATTAAAATACAATAGAGAGATTAATGACGATATGATAGAGGATATTGATTATGATGAAGAATTAGAATCTATTATAGAAAATAATGATGAATTAAACAATATCGAAATTGAAGATATTAAAAAAGATATTGAAGAAGAGGAAGAAAATTCTGATAGTAATGAAGAATCTTTTATTGCAGTAGATAAGAAAACTGGTGAATTTTATAAATTAAATAATGATTATGAAATATTAGAAGAATTAGGCAAAATAGAAAAAATATCTGAATATACTACATATGAAGATGATGAATATGGTATAGGAAAAGATACTGGTAATTCATATGTAGTTATAGAAGTTGAATAAATATTTAAATATATATAATTTTAATGTAATATTTGTTTTATAACATTTATTATAAGGAAATAACTAATAGGAGGACAGTAGAAAATGTTTGAAAAAGGGAAACCATACTTAAGTATGGCAGATTTTGAGCTGTTAACTGCAGCAAGAAGAGAGGTGGCTGATGAAATAATCGGTAAAATCACAGAAGATGTTTTAAGGTATATGAAGAAGGAAAATCTTAAAACATACTTACATGATTATGACGACTATTTTCAGGAGATCTATTTTAACTTATTTAAGTTAAAACAGAAAGATCTGGAGCACATTAGAAAAGGAGAAGAATGTTTTCCTGCAATAATTTATATAGGAGAAATAATATCCTACATAGAAGATAGGAAGGAAGAAAAATTCGAGGATACTTATAAAAGAAGGACGCTTCGTAATAACAAGTATTCAATTAATGAATTAGCAGCTTATGTTTTAACAAATAGGTTATTCGAAGACCTATTTGCATAATGGGCCTTCCTTTCATTTAAAAATAATGTTGTTTATTATGCAAGCGATTAAATTAATAATCGAACTACATAATAAACAACAATTATTTTTTTTAATTAAATAGGTATAAGACAAAAAGTCTTATACCTATTTTTTTTTTATTCTTTATATTTAAGTTCTATTAAATAATTTAAGAAATCACTATAATCTTTATCCATGACTTTTATATAATTATAAGTCTTTTGGTTTTCCATAACTTTATCTTTTAAAGCTTCTTTTTTCTTATCCACATCTTGTATTTTATGATGCATATTTGGATTAGACTTACCATCTTTTATTTCTACAAGAAGATTTAATGATGTTATATAAAAATCTGGAATATAAAAATGTTTTTTACCTTCATAATTATAATAGAATATTTGAGGAGCAGGACCTAGAACATCAGTAGGATTCATTTCTAATGTATAATCAAGAAATTCTAAAAATTCTCTTTCATATGAACCTGTATAGGGAGTTTTAGTCTTTTTATCACTCCATAAATATTCTCCTGATATTTTTCTATTAGCTAACATTTTCTTTTGATGTTCAGGGTCATTCATTTGATTTTCTTTTCCTGCAGCTTTCATACGTTTTTTAAATTCTTCTCTATAAGCTTTTTTACATTTTTCACTACATAAACGTTCATATCGTTCTGTAGCTTCATTCCATTTTGTCTTTGAACCACACATAATACATCTTCCACAAGTTTTATTATACTTATAATTAAAATAAACTTGTGCAGGAGATAAACCACCAAGTTGAGTGTGATGTTTATTTTCCATATGAGAATACAAAATTTTTTTAGCATGAGGTTGTTCTTCTTTGTTATTAGCTAAATAACGTTGGTCACAAAATGGACAATTATAAATAGTTCTACCCATTTACTTATTCCTCCATTATATATTAGTAACTTTAATATTTTCTCTTGATGCTATAAATATTCTATATTCATTATTTATATATCCCATAGTTAGCATTAAATCTGTATCTTTTAAAAGTTGTTCTTCCATTGTATATCTTAAATGTTGAAATACAGTATAATATAAATTACTTAAACTAAAGTTATATTTTTTATCAAAATCACTTAAAAATAATTTTTCACTAATAATTATAGATGGACATACTGTTTTTCTAATTTTAAATCGATATATATCATAATCATTTTTAGTTCTTTCAAATACTGGATTAAGTTTTAATGCTCCATTAAAATTATTAGCATTAAATATTTTTATTATATCCTTTTTATTTGATTCTATTTGACTAACTAAATCTTCAATAGTCATTTTTTTATTCTTTTCTTTATATTTAGTGACATCTGTTAAACAATAATTTTCAACATCTAACATAAAGAATAAACTAATATGAGTATGTTCTTTATTAGTATATAATAAATTTACTTCAAGATAAGTAGTTTCTAATTCTAATGCATCTTTTAATGTAACTAAATCTTTTACTAAAGAATTTATAGAAATTCTATTTTTATTGGCTAATTCATCTAATCTAAAAGATGAAAAAATTTGATACCAAGCTGTACATCTAGAATCTTTTTTATCTAAGTCAAATATTTGAGGATAACAATGATCGATTATTCTTATTGAATTTGGTGATATAGAAGTATTTTTTATTTCTGAGTTTAATTTATTTAATAGAAATTTTATTTCATTTAAAACTTTAGAATAAGGAATTTCAGTTAATGAATTTCCATGATGAATTAAACTTTCTTGTAATAATTCATCTTTACTTTTTTCAATAATACAAAATTTCATGTTTTTCATCACCTTTCTATATTTTTTTCTATATATTTGATTGTTAAACAACAAAATAAAATCTTTTATTATATAATAAAGAAAGAAGGATAAAAAATGTTATCTACAAATTTAACTGATAATAAAAAAATTGAAAATGAATGTTTAAAACAAGAATTTATTTTAAATTTAGATAATTATGGTAAAGTAATGTCAGTTAATGGTTTATATTCATTAGCACGTTTAATACAAACTTTATTCTTAATAATTCCAGGTAGTTATCCTAATCATCCAGATATGGGTATAGGTATACAAAATTATAAATTTGAATTTTTAGATGATATTACATTAAATAATATTAAACAAAATGCAGAAGACCAAATAAAAAGATATATTCCTAATAATTTAATCTCAGATATAGAAGTTCAAAAATTAGATGATAAGAATTCTAAAAATGTAAATTCAATTGGAGTATTAATTAATTTAACTGAAAATATTGATAATACTAATAATTTAATTATTACATTTGAGAACTTAGG